TAGTTCCCCTATAAATAATAACATAGGGGAATACTATGGCAAACTACGATGCATCTAGTCAAAATGAGAAGAGATCCACAAGAATATATAAGGATCTCAATCTCAACTTTACAAGAAATATAGTCACCAAAGATGTAGGTACTCTTACAGATGTTGACGCTGTAAAGAGATCTGTTCGTAATCTATTGTTGACTAATCACTACGATAGACCTTTCCATCCCGAAATAGGCTCCAATATTAGAGCTCTCTTATTTGAGAATTTCGGTCCCATCACTGCAAACCAGTTGGCCCGAGCGGTCAATGAGGTCATTACCAATTACGAACCACGAGCCCGTGTAGAGACTGTAGAGGCTTATCCACTACCCGATACCTACAGTTATAAAGTTGATGTATATTTTTATGTGGAAAATATGCCTGCTGAATTGGTAGAATTTTCAACCCTGTTAGAGGCGGTACGATAATGGCTACAAATCAATACGGAAAATTAGAAGTCACCGATCTAGATTTTGATACAGTAAAAGATAATTTCAAAGTCTTTCTAAAACAACAAAGTGTATTTACAGATTATGATTTTGAGGGATCTGGTATGTCAGTTCTCATGGATCTTCTAGCATACAATACACACTATCTTGCATTTCATTCCAATATGCTTGCAAACGAAATGTTCTTGGATACGTCCTTGAATCGTGCAAGTGCAGTATCCCATGCAAAAGCCATTGGATATACACCAGTATCAATGAAAGCATCAAATGCATCTGTAACAATAACTGTAAGTAATGTCCCTACAACTCAAACCACATTGACTATGCCCGCAGGGACCATATTCAACTCTACTGTTGATGGTGTCAATTATCAGTTTGTAACAATTGCTGATGCTACAGCAAATTCTACAAGTGGTATATTCACGTTTCCAAATGTCAGGATTTATGAAGGAACCAGAATAACATTCAGGTATGTTGTAGACTCCAATAATTTAGAACAGAGATTTATCATACCTTCCAACAAAGTTGATACCTCTACTCTCACAGTTAGAATACAAAACTCATCTTCAGACACAACAACCACAAGTTATTCTCTGAACACTGACTACACAACTTTAAACTCAACTTCAACTGTATACTTTCTACAAGAAGTGGAGGATGGTAAATTTCAGGTGTACTTTGGAGATGGTGTCATAGGTAAAAAACCAACGGACAACAATATTATACTTTTGAGTTACGTGGTCACAAATGGAACTGGTGCAGACGGGGCTAATGCATTTACAGCTGCATCTTCCATTGGAGGATATTCTTCTATCACTACACTTACAGTAACATCTGCATCTGGTGGAGGAGATCCAGAAACAGTGGACTCTATCAAATTTAATGCACCTTTGAAATATGCATCTCAGGGTCGGGCAGTTACACCAGATGACTATAAGTCAATTATACCATCACTATATTCTAATATTAGATCTATTCAAGTTTGGGGTGGAGAAGATAATGATCCTGCGATCTATGGCCGAGTTTACATATCAATCAAACCAACAACTGGAGACAGTTTAACAGATTCATCAAAGGCTATAATTACAGATGGATTAAAGCAGTATAATGTTGCATCTGTAACTCCAGTGATCGTAGACCCAGAAACCCTATCTTTGGTACTAGGAGTTACAGTGAAATATAATTCATCAGAAACAGAAAAAACTTCATCTGATATTCAAACATTAGCTGAGACTACTCTATCAACTTTCAATACAAACAATCTTCAGAAGTTTGATTCAGTATTTCGTCATTCTAATTTACTGAAAGCATTAGATGATACTGATCCTTCTATACTGTCCAGTACTGCTACAGTAAAAATGAAAAGGTCAATCACACCTACTTTAAATGCAGACACAAAGTATACGATCAAATTTAACAACGCAGCCTTTCATCCAACTGCAAATCATTCACAGACAGTTGTGGAATCTTCTGGTTTCTATCTTATGGGGAATACCAACTTACAGTATATTGAGGATGATGGTAACGGAGTAATTCGTACTTTTTATTTACTAGGTGGGACCACAAAGACAATTACTAATGCATCTGCTGGAACAGTCAATTATGTTACAGGAGAAGTGGTATTGACAGCTTTCAATATTACCTCAGTAACTAACACGGATGGTACTTTGAGTGTTACCTTAAAACCAGATTCAAATGACATAATCCCTGTTAGAAATCAAGTGATAGAAATTGATACTGCAAATAGCACAACCGCAGCTGTAGTTGACTCTTATGCAGAAGGAACTGCAACCGCTGGAGTTGGTTATACAACATCTAGTTCTTCTGCTTCAGTTGGAAGTGTCTATACTACATCAACTTCTACGTCCACTTCTAGTTCGTCATCTAGTAGTTCGTCATCAAGTAGCTCAAGTAGCTCCAGTTCATCATCCAGTAGTTCATCATACTAAAATATGGCAAACACATTTCTTGATGAAAAAATCTCCTCTTTTATAGAGGACAAATTTCCTGAGTTTGTCAGAGATGACCATCCTACTTTTGTAGAATTTCTTAGGTTATACTATCAGTTTTTAGAAACTGCAAAGATAACTATAACTCAAGTTCAGGCTACAGATAATATTCTATTAGAGAATCTTCTTACTGATAATTTTTTGATATCTGAGGATGGTGATAGATTTTATACTGAGGATTCTTTGTATGGTGTATTTGAGAAAGGCGAAAATGTAACAGGTCAAACCTCTGGAGCAGTATCAACTATTCTTGCAGAGGACAATGCAAATAAAGCATTGTATGTAGAACAAAACAGACATTTTCAGGTTGGTGAAGTTATTGTTGGTTCTTCTTCGGCCGCACGAGCAACCATATCAAAGTATCAAGGAAATCCTGTACAAAATATTCAACAGTTATTGGAATATGTCAACATTGACAAAACCATTACTGATTTCTTTGATCAATTTAAAGATTCATATCTAACCGCAATACCAGACACTTTAGCATCTGGTGTATCCAAGAGAAATCTCGTAAAGAACATACGAGATATGTATCGTGCAAAGGGATCTAAGAAAGGTCATGAACTTTTCTTCAGATTACTGTTTGCAGAAACTCCAGAATTAACTTATCCAACTGACAATCTTCTAAAAATATCTGCTGGTGAATGGAGTAGTGATACCATTATTCGTGTGGTTGCCACTGCAAACAATCCAACTAATCTTGCAGGGCAAACTATAAATCAATCAATTGAGCCTACTATAGGTGCAGCTGCAGCATCGGCCACAGTAGAATCGGTAGTGGAGTTACAAGAGGGTGAACTTACAATATACCAATTGTTATTAAATGTAGATACAATTGACGGATCTTTTGTAAGTGGTGGAACCATAACAGGAGTTGACAATTCAGATCCAGACGTATCAATCACAGGAACAGTACAAACGATTATTACAGGAGCATCTGTTTCTACAGGTGGTTCTCTGTATAGTATTGGTGATACGATCAATGCTGTTAGCTCTACAGGAGTAGATGCAAAGGTAGAAATTGTAGATGTAGGTTCAGGTGAGGTTGGGGAAGTTATCATAGACAAACCAGGCACAGGATATTCCGTAGGAACTGATCTTTATTTTGACAATACAAATACCGAAGGGTCTGGTGCATCTGCTAAAATTACTTGTGTCGGTGGTGCTGTGGCTCCAGAAACAGGAGACATAAATGCATACGGAATGTTGGCCACAGATCATATTGTCTACGAAGATGCAACTGAACAAGGTGATGCATATACTGGAAATCAAATACAACTAGAGACACAAACCTTTACAGATCTTGGAGTTGCAAGTGAAGCCGGAGAAGTAGTAAACATCAAAATGTTTAGTGGGGGATCTGGTTATGAAAAGATGCCTCCAGTGGTTCCAACCTCTGCAAAATTATATTGGTCAACTTCTGCACTTTCAACTTCTGGAATATTTGTTCAAGATGAAACAGTAACTAATGCAAGTGGAGTTTCATCTAAAGTTGCTGTATTAGGTGTCAACTACATGAGTGTGGCAAATGCAACTGGTGCTTATAATGTTGGAGATGTCATTACTGGCGCAACCTCTGGTGCAAAAGCAACATTAATAGCAGGAACAGTAACTCACGGAACTGGTGCAGTATTTTTAGGTTATTCTCAAGAAAATCTTGGTGCTGTCAAAGGGGTTGAAATAAGAAAGTTTGGTACAGGATATACTACGGCTCCTGACTTGGTGCTACCTGTTAAAATTTTATTATCAACAAAATATAATGGTGCAAATCCCCATGCAAACGCAGGAACATTATCTTCATCAACTGCATTTGCAGTCAATGATATAGTGACAGGTGGGTTGTCATCTGCTTCTGGTGTAGTAACTGCATGGGATGAAACTACTCAAATTCTCACAGTACGTGTCACTTCTGGATCTTTTTCTCTTGGAGAAGCATTAACTAGAGGAAGTACTACCAACTATGCAACTGTAGAAAGATTAACTCGGGCATTTTTGAATGCACAAGTAGGTACAACAGCAAAAACTGCTGGTGCATATAATAGTGATAAGGGTAAAGTTAGTGAATCTCTAATGAAGATTCAGGACTCTTTCTACTATCAAGATTTTTCATACGTAGTTAAGGTAGGTGCGGCTATTTCTGATTGGAGAGGATCAGTTAAGAAGGCTGTTCACCCAGCTGGTTTTGCAGTCTTTGGTGAGGTCAGTCTCTCAAGTCTAGTTTCTGCGAAGATAACTACACCACCAACCCTTGCATCTGGTCTTGCGGTTGATACTGAAACTCCAACTCTTGCAAGTCTCTTTGAGGCAACCCTTTCTACAGTCGTGGGAAGAAGGTTGGGTACTCTGTCTGATGGAACCACACTACGATCTAATGCTCATCTTGCACATCAGATTGGTCAACTTGCAACTATCAAATCAATTACCAGATCTGGCACAGTCGCAACTGTAACAACAAATGGTCCACATGGAGCTGAGGTAGGAGATTCTATAGAAATCACTGGAGTAGAATCTTCAGTAACAGTAGGTGGAGTTGTTTATACGTTTGATGGTGTATGGACTGTCGCATCTGTACCTAATAACGGATCATTCACTTACTCAGGTGTTCATGCAAGTTTAGCTGCAACTGCTGTATTGGGAGCTAATGCAACAGTAAGATTACCTACTCCATTTGACAGTGACACAAGAGATGTAACTCTCAGAACTCACTACGATATACCTGTCACAGTAGAGATTCTTAGTGGATTTGATCAATTACGAGAAAACAGATTTGGTCTTGGTGCAACTAAGAAGACTGCAACTAGATATATGTGGTCTGTAGGTGCTGTAGATGACACATCGCCATATAAACAAACTGCATTAGAATATGCATACCCAGGCATCATAAGGAGACAGATTCCTCATACTGCTGAGGACAATGTAAACGCTGGAAATGCTGGAGTATATAATTCTACAATGGGATATACTAATATCCAAATGGGTGTTCATGATCAGAATATGCACATGACCATAGAGCAATTTGGTAATGTCCCTATAAATGAAATAGTTAGAACTGGAAGATTGGTAGGAGATAATAACTCAGGAGATGACTTTGATTTTATCTTAATGGAAGATGGTAATTTCTTTGAGTTAGAGGTTGATATGGGACAAACCATACCTACAGAAGCAAGTAAACTTTGGGACG